CACATATTCTTGGGATAAGAAAAGGTGGGAGAAACTCCGATCAGCTGGGTGGATAGAAGTTTGGCGACATAGGAATAGAACGAGTATCAAGTACTCTATATTCAAAACTTCGTTTAAATGTTCTCAGCTAGTTAGTAGGATATACCGTATCTTGCTAGGCGAAGAAGATATGCCGACTTCTGAGCGAAGTATTTTTTATAATAACAAGTCATATACGGACAAAGTTTACAACAAGGCTATAGATGATATGATTAAAGATAAAGATAGATAATATGCCAAATTTCAAAAAAAATCCAAATCCTATTCTTAAAATGAGTGGAGGTGGTCCGCACGTAATGAAAATGTACGGTCAAGGTAAAAGTCCTATTATGATGACTAAGGCTCAAGAAACTTTACCAGAAAATCTAAAAAAAGAGATTAGAGCTAAAGAGGCTGAAGAAGGTACTCCTATGAACATGTATAAGCCTATGAAAAAGCATAGTTACAAAAAATATAAAAAATAAAGCTATGGCATTTAAAATGAAAGAAAATAGCTTTGGTGTGCCTATGAAAAAGTCATCTGCGATGAAGTTTTTTGGACCTAGAGCTAAAGCGCGTAGACAAGCACGTAGAGAAAAGATGCGAGCTGAAGGTGGTAACACTATGACTAGAGCAGAACAATTTTTAAATCCAGCTGGTGGCATAGCGCAAAGTCTTGGTTTTGGTAGTAATACTAGAATTGGTAAGTTTTTACAAGGATCTGGTGGAGGTTTATTAGGAAGACTGCTTGGTGGTCGTGGAGGTAGTGGAGGTTTATTTGGTCGTATGGGAGGCGGCGGATTTAGTAGTTTATTTAACAAAAACAAAAAGTACTAGTGAGAAATAAAATCTTACCTGGACTAGCAAAGCATTGTAAGAAAATTACTGTGGAGCACGCAAAGCTTGGCAAAAATATAGTTGCAGAAGCTGTAAACGGTAGCAAAATAATTATAGATAAAAGTATACCTAAAGATAGCGATTTATATAAAAGAGCGGTAGCCCATGAAACTCACCACGCAAAAGAAATGCGTGATGGAAGAATATCTTATGGTGATAACTTTGTAAAAGATGGTGATCAAGTATTTCCTAGAAAAAACGGTAAAATAAAGTATAATGGCGCTTGGCATAAGGAAGGTGATAAGCGTCTGCCTTGGGAAAGACGCGCCGTAAAAGCAGAAGAGTAATGTTTGAAATATTTAAAGATAATAACGAATGGAACGAAAAAGCAATAGTTGGGTTTGTAGCCTTTGCTCTTATGGTGGTGGTAATGATTGTGGATACTGTATCTGGAGCCGTAGGTAAAGACCTAGTGATAAACGAATTTGTGTACAACTCTTTTGTATGGGTGGTTCTAGGATCATTCGGCATTAGTGGTGTAGAAAAGTTTGCGAAATGAACTTTCTTAGTAAAGTATTCTCTGGAGGCGCAGCCGATCTTGTTGAAGGCGTAGGTGGAGTATTAGACAACCTCACTACGTCGAAGGAAGAGAAGCTTGAAGCCCAAAGAAAAATAAAAGAGTTAGTAGCCAACTACGAAGTTGAGATGGAAAAGAATATTACATCTCGATGGGAGGCGGATTTAAAATCTGACTCATGGCTTTCAAAGAACGTGAGGCCATTAACCCTTGTGTTCTTAATAGTGTGCACGATGCTATTGATATTCATTGATGCTGGTGCAATCAATTTTAACGTGAAGGATTCTTACGTGGACCTTCTTCAATTAGTATTAATAACAGTGATCGGTGCATACTTCGGTGGTAGATCACTAGAAAAAGTAAAAAAATAAAATGGGACAAAACTCAACAGAAGTTGCATACAACTTCGGGCAAATGGGCAGCTTATTTACTAATCATGATAGATCTGTTTACCCGCCTAAGGATCACGTTATAGTAGCTATACAATTTTTAGCTGATTGTGCTCCTACAATTTTAGAAACAGAAACTCTAGACACGCTTGGACCTCAATTTCCAACGCATCAAGATGATGAGCTAGCAGCAGATGGCGGACCCGACGCAAACTTCGCGGGTGTAACTTGGGCTGCAGCTTCAGGCGCCGGTACAGTAGCAACAGGTGTTATTCCCCTTACTGACCATGCTCGTAACTCTCGTATTAAGCCTGGTCAAATAGTTTTAATTGGAGATGATGCTGATGAAACTATTGACGGCGGTATTGCCGTAGACACAAGCGCTGGTCATATAACGCCGGTGTATAATGGGCCAAACAAGCACTACATGGAAGTGGTTAGTATTAGTGGTGGTACTTATGGAACTAGTTTAGTTGTAAAAGAAGTTGGTACACCAGTGACAGGAGTAGGAATAGCTGAAATAGATCATATTGATGACGCTAATCAACTATACTTCTTAGACGAATATCACGCTGTTGGTGGAACAACCATAGAGGGCGTAACGTTTCCAAAAGGTGTAACTATTTACGGCAGATGGTCAGAGTTCAGATCAAACGCTACGCCTGCAATTTGCTATTTTGGTAAGTAATGCTAGGTCTAAGTAGCGGATTAACATCAGTATCAGCACCAAGTAGCCGTGTACTTCTAGAAACGTATACAGCTGATTGGTCTTCTGGAATTGACGGTTGGCAGAACTACGCTTATAATGACGCGGAAGCCACGATAACTCGTGTTGCTTCTTTTGAAGGAAAAAGTAACGTGCTAAAAGTGGAGTTTAACGCTGATGAAACAGGTACTACCGGCATCTTTAAATCCAACGTCTTTTCAGCAGCACTAAGAAAAGGTGACTATATAGAAGTAACGTGCAATATATATTTAGATAGCGATCCTGGTTTATTAACAGATCGATGGAATGGCACGGATGATGTACAAACGGGTATACAGATGCCAGGAGTTACAACTGATCTTTTTGAAGTTGCACAAGATGGATGGGTGTCGCTGTCCACTCCTTCTGAAGATGGGGATTCTGATCTAATGTCAAGCAGTTCTGATTACGCATATATTTACTTTCAAAATGCATATGACCGCCCTAAAGACGGCGCTGTATTTTACGTGCACAACTATGTAGCGAAATTATATAGATCACAATTATTTACATAAACAACAAACAATTTTAATTTAATTTAATTATGGGAAAAAACAAAAAAGAAGAGGTAGTGGACCTAAAACCACAAAAGATTACTGACGAACAGCTTGGTGAAGTTCAAAAGATAGTTAACGCAATGAACAGAGGCCAAATGGAGTTAGGTATGCTAGAAACTAGAAAGCATAACATGCTTCATGAAGTCGCAGTTATTCAAGATAAACTTGCTAAGATGCAAGGTGAATTTGAAAAAGAATATGGTACATTTGATATTAATATTCAAGACGGTACTATAAACTACAAAGACGATGAACCATCTAATTCGTAAGATTACGATAGGTAAAGATTATAAGAATGACGCCATGCACTACGCCGTTGGGCAAGAGGTGTATGGCGGTCATACTATTTGCGATATACTAGAGGAAGAGGATAAGTACTCTATTTATATTCGTAAAGAAAAAGCGGTTATACCATGGAAGGACTTTAATAAAAACATGGCTATATCTGTGGAATATAATCTAGAATATTAATGCAGTCTATTTACAACTATGTTGTAGAACCTTTAGGGCAAAGATATAACAATACGGCTAAAGTTGGCGATAAAGAACTTATATTAAATACAGAGGTATTTAACCACCTTTACGTCAATAGAGAGGCTAAAGTAATATCTACGCCAAAAGTGTCTAACTACAATATAAATCCAGGTGATATAGTTACGCTACATCACAATGTATTTAGACGGTGGCATGATGTAAAGGGTAGAGAAAAAAATAGCAGATCATTTCTTGAGGAAGGAAAGTATCTAGTTGCTGAAGACCAAATACATCTATACAAGCAAAACGGCGACTGGATATGTCCAAAAGGATGTTGTTTTGTTCAACCTATTAAAGACAATAACAGTCTAACAGGTGATATTGAAAAACCTTTAGTTGGTATTGTTAAGTATTCTGATGGAACTGTTAACAAGGGTGATTTAATTGGATTTAGACCTAGAGTACAAGTTGAATCAATAGTTGACAGTAAAAGACTTTATAGAATACCATCGCAATTTATTACAATTAAATATGAATATCAAGGAGACGAAGAAGAATATAATCCAAGCTGGACACAGAGCTGTTGAGGAGTTAATCAAGGTAGCTAAAGAAGCTATTGTTGATTCAGATGATGATATATCAGCTGACAGACTCAAGAACGCTGCTGCTACAAAAAAGCTTGCGATCTTTGACGCCTTTGAAATATTAAACAGGATCCAAGAAGAAGAAAATCTTTTAGAAGGCAAAGAGCCTGAAGAAAAGAAAGAAAGAGTATTCAAGGGTTTTGCTGAGGGTAGATCTAAATAATGTACGAACAGACTTTATATAAGATAATAGAGCCTATAAAGAAAACCACTATCACTAGACTTAATAGAGGTAAGAAGTGGAAGTATGGTTATAATAAAGAGCACGATATAGTCGTTCTTTCGCATAACGGAGTTATAGGTGATATATATGACATACAAGGTTTTAAGATAGCTTTACCTAAAGCACCAAAAAACGTGTTTAAACACGAAAAGAATAAGTGGGTAAAAGCAGAATATCCTAAAGAGTTATCTCGTATTAAAAATATATTCGACTGGAGGAATTATCCAGAGGAACAGAAAGAAAAGTGGTACGACTATATTGACGAAGAATTCAAACGTAGAGAAGAAGGATTCTGGTTTACGAATGATGGAGTACCAACATACATAACAGGTACACACTATATGTATCTGCAATGGAGCAAGATTGACGTTGGAGCTCCAGACTTTAGAGAGGCGAACAGACTATTCTTTATATTCTGGGAAGCCTGTAAAGCTGATAAGAGATGCTATGGGATGTGCTACCTTAAAAACCGTCGTTCAGGTTTCTCGTTTATGTCGTCAGCTGAAACAGTTAA